TATACCGTCTACACCTGCTGGCAATGGTCGCCAGCGTCAGAATATGTACATGTCACTACGTCAGGTAGGCTTTGATGTGTCAGCCCTTAAGGGTACTAACCAAAAGAAAAAGGAGATAGTAAATGGGTAACGCAGAAGAAGTAATTAAAGAAGTCATGAAGGCTGCTGATGTACTTGTACTTTCAGTACTAGATACAATCATGAAAAGCGCAATGGAATCATCAAGTATTGATGAGACTGGTGAACGTACGGTATCAATGCTTAAGCTAATTAATATCTTTGACATAGCTAAAGAAACAATACAAAAAGGACAAGTAATTGGTTAATACATTTTTGCCATATGAAGATTTTTATGAGTCCGCTAAAGCATTAGACTATCGCCGTCTAGGTAAGCAGCGGGTAGAAGCTCTTCAAATCTTACGTGCAAATCTTGGACTAACTGCTGGGTGGGTCAACCACCCAGCGTCTAAGATGTGGAAGGGTCACGAGGCATGCTTAGCTGTCTATGGCTTAGCAATGTGCAAAGAGTGGGTAGGTCGTGGGTTCAAAGACTCATGCACTGACAAGTTCAAAGATCTATTCAAGCAATGCAAGCAAGGTATTATCTCAGATCCTTACTGGCTAGGTGATAGTGACCTACACCTATCACATCAATCAAACCTGCTACGTAAAGATCCCGTCTATTACGGACGTTATGGTTGGGAAGTTTCTGATGACTTGCCGTATGTATGGCCAGGGAGTGTGAACCTTGTTAACTCAACTGTATAACCTAATATATAACTGGGCCATGGGCTGTAAGAAAAGCGAAGATGATCTTCGCACTGGAACGTACTACGTACAAGAATGGGAATAACTAATGGCTAACATATCAATACACGCACTGGCAACTCTAATTATAGATACCCCTGATGGTGATACACCTACCATGGGCCATATACGTGAGTTTGTTGAGAAGGCAAATCAATTCAATCTACCCGATGACTTAGAGCTGCTAGATTGTGTGCTAGCTGTTGAGATCCCCATCAAGGATCTAGACGTCATAGCTTGTGGTGAACACGTAGCTAAAGAGCCAATAGATATTGTGCTCTACACACACGAGTGTGACCATCAGATCTCTGAGCCAATGTGGCTTGAGCCTTCAGATGGTACAGTTAAATAGGTTAACCCTTACTAATAACAATAGCCCCCGGCCTTATGGTCGGGGGCTATTTGTTTATGTTGGGCTACTTGGGCCTAATTGGATGCTACTGGTATCTCACAGGCATCGGTGGTGCAGTACGCCTCACCGGCTGCGTCTAAGGCATTGCCCTTGTACACGCTGTTCAGGCTTAACTTCTTAATCTTACCCACGTAAGAGTTGTACTCGTCCTCAGTAATCTCAGTGTATGGTTGCTGAGGATACACGTCTTTACCCTGGGGTAGGAACGATACCGTCTTCAACCGGCCTTCGTACATGTGGAGGATTGTACCCACATGCTTGGCCTCTTCTTCTTTATTAAAGCTGAGAGTTACCGACACTGAGTTGTCTGACCAGTACTGCTGCGCAAATGCTGCAAGGTTAGCCTTCTCAAAGAGCGATACGTCACCCTCGGGGCGGACTGCTACCGACTTGACTGGGAAATAAACCACCACAGTGTTCTCGGGATCTGTAATAGAGTCTTCAATTGTGTATCCTGCCTTTTCAAATAGGGGGACCATAGGGTCTAGCTTTGAGAACCTAATGGACCTAAGTACATATTGCCCACCTACAGGCCAGTGAACTCCAGGAGTTTCACCAGCAAGAATTGATACCGTACCGGACGGCTTTACAGTTGTAGTCTTTACTGATTCACGTACACATAGCCACTCAGAGTACATAGTGTCCCACTTTTGTACTGTATCGTAGCCGGTGTCTAGCCATTCACGAAGAACCGGAAGGCCCTTGACGTCAGCAAATGCTGCCAAACCAGATACTGAACAGCCAATGCGGCGGTTACGCTGCATGATTGCATTAGTCTTCTCCCAATGTGTAGGGATAAGAGTTACAGTCTTAGCATAGAGATAAGCAAACTTGAGAGTGCGCTGGAAGTCTTCCATGCTGTCATGGCGGTTGAGGTAAGTCTCTACCAAAGTACAGCACTCATAAGACTCAAGGCTCTGCTCTGCGCAAGGATTGTAACCCGCTACACGAGCATCCTTGTTATTGATTGGGTCATTAAGACGACCATACTTACGAGATACATCTAGCCAGATGAACCCAGGCTCACCGTTTAGCGCGATGTTTTCTACGAATGGGGAGTAGTCCATGCCAACTGTAGCTTCGAGCGAGTTGTTAGACATCCAACCCCAGCCTGGAGCCTCTGAATCATAAGAGTTACGAATTGGGAATGCCTCAGAGTTCTTAGCATTGATAAAGTCAATGTCATCTGGCTGGCCAAGAGCTAGTTCAGCAGAGCGACGTACGTTACCAGATACAACACATACACCAATTAGATTAGCAATATCAGTGAGCAGAATTGAATCTACAGTCTTGCCGATCTTTGCATCTAGCACCTTGCGTAGGGATTCATGCATCTTGCGCAATGGCTCTGGGCCTGATGAAGTACCGCCAAAGCCCTTGATTGGCTCTCCAGCAGCACGGATAAAGTCATAGTTAAAGACAATCTTGTGCTGACCGGTCTTCAAGTAAGAGTTTACTAGCACAGCCATAGACTCTACCCAACCCTCGCGTGTATCTGGAATACGGAACTCGCCTTCCGTATCCTTTTCAGGACCGTAGACTACGAAGTCCTTATCCTTACCTTTAGTGTCGAAACCTACCCCAATTCCGAGCATAGAGGCTTCCATCAAGAACCGGAATGGTTCTGCTGGGTCACTCTTAGACATGCTAGCCGTAGAAACAAACGCACAGTTCTGTAGCGCAGCCGAGTTCTTCTTAGACATAACGTATTCAGTACCCATCATCCAGAGTCCACGACCTGGGGGAGTCCACTTTAGGTTAAACATACGATCGAATGCTTCTTGGGCTGAAGCCTGAGCCTGCTGACCATTCCATGGTAAGCGGTTATCTTTACAATGATTCTTCTGAATTGAGTACATACCCTCAATAACACGGCGACATACGTCTACCCAAGTTTCCTTGGTGCCATCATGCTTGATACGAGAATACGTACGCATGAATGTAATTTCGCCAATTGAGTTCTTACCGGCATCGGTGTAGCCCCATGGAACTTGGCGGCCAACATATGACGATACGAACTCATCATTAAGATTAAAAGAAAACATTCTTACTCCTTTTTTTGATTGTGGACATAACTCTAGCCACATTTAAATTGATGTCAAATTTTACTGAGCCGTTTCATGCTCAGTTAACACTGTTATCAGGGTCTGATAACTTAGTCTTCTATTTGCTGAACAATGATCTCTGTTACAGCTTCTTCTGTCAAACCGTCGTTTGGAAGGTTCTTCAGGATAGCAGCTTTATCGCCAAAAAGGTTACTCAAAACACCGCCATTAGTCTGACGCTCTACGGTCATTCTCACAAACTCATTATTAGATTCAAGTTTCTTTAACTGTTCGACTATTTTGAATAATCTATCAATTTCCTGACCAGTATTTGGGTCAGGGTAGCCGCCGTTTAATTCTTCAGAAAACCTTGCAAATGCTATACGAGCGCCCTGCATCTCAATGATTGCATTGAGTAGTGCACGAAGCTGATCCTTAGTCTTTACCTCTACTGGAAGACTAAATGCACAGGCACTCTGAGCCTTGAAAGCAGGGCAGTTTGCAGACACAAAACAGGTGTCACATTGCCTCAAAGATTGGTGGTTTGAGGACAGTAATGGAGCGTCTCTGAGGATGTCTCTACCGGCCGCATCCTTGTCTACTACCGTGCTATGGGTGACCCCAAATACGGGCAGTGTGGTGCGTTCTGAAGCCTCTCTAGGGGCCAATTCTTTCCGCACCTCTAGGGCACTCTTATCAGGGTTGATACCCCCTGTTTCCGCGTTACCGGGGTCATCCATGTCATCACTGTTATCAGATAACAGCGGGCGATTCTTATCCAATGATTTCTCCAATTGTAAATATGACCAAATTGCGAGGCGAGTTACCTCATTTGGGTCATCAGCCATGATCTTAGCAAAATCCAGACCAGCACTTTCAATGATCTTTTTATACCGTGGTCGGGCTTGGTCTTTCATCTTCTTTGGGTAACGAACTAGCTTTGTGCCATCCCATACGATAGTCTCGCCCCTCATCATAGGAGATAGCCATGATAGGGTGCTAGCGGTGGTAAAAGGTACTTGGCGGAGGTTATCTGGCTTTGCGCAGGCAATTCCATGCAGGTCAAAATCATACTGGCTCTTTAGGGCTCTGACTCTAAATGCTAAGGTAAGCTCTGTCTCTATGGCATTTCCTGGTATAGCGACATTGTCATAGGTCTTTGCTAGGTTTACCAGCTCTGCAGGTCCTTGCTCTGGGTCCCACATGGGCCAGAATAGACCTGGTGAGGTGTACTCCCAGAATAATTCCCGCTGTTTTTGTACCCAGTTAGCCCCCAGTGAGGGATGAGTGAATTCTGTAGCTCCAGCAATACGCTCTTCATTAAGAGTAATCCATTCTTGGTACTCCTCGTAGTAGCCTTCTAGCTCCATTACAGAAAGATTAGACTTAGCTGCGCTAGAGATACCGCTGTCAATAAAGATGTTGACGCTAGGGTCATATCTCTCTGATAATAGATAATCCTTGGTCTTAGGTAAACCACGGCGCTTTAGGGCCCAGTAGTTAATACCAATAGCTGTTACACCAGCCGAAGTTAATAGATTTCTATGTGAAGGGACTTCTCCGCCCAAGAATACAAGAGTCACTCGAACCGGATACCTTCATTATTTATGTATTTTAAGTAGTTTTCAGCTACCTTTTTCTTTTGGCGCTCTTGCTCTTCAGTAATAGCAGTCCATGGCTTAATATTTCTATTAGCTTTAAAGTATGCAGGTGAAGAAAAAAGTAATGTAGGTATACCCATAGCTAGAGCCTCAGCACACTTATCTGGATCTGAGTCAACAAATAGCTCAACCTTGCCATCCTTGCGAGCAAGCTCTAGGTGACGGAAGCGCAACTCTTGGCCTTCGTAAAAAGTAGAGCTAGACATGACGTCAGCGTAGTCAAGGACATAGTTAGTCTTAAGCCAATGATCAATCTCTTCTGGAGTACTATCTGTAGATAGCACAACTCTGTATGTAAGAGATAGTGTTCTAAATAATTTTAGACCCTCTGGGATAGGGTCTTTGTTTTCTTTTCTAAGTACACCTTCAACAGCAAAAATAGCAGTCATTATAGAACTGTCCTAGTAGCTGCTCGCCTAATAAGAGTATCGGCATTAGGAAGCTCAACACCGTATGTAGAAACATTTCCGGTCTTGCGCAACTCATCTCGGTAATCTTTAATTAACTTTAAGGCTTGAATGATGCCTGATTGTTTGCCAGCTTGCCAGCGGTAGTTGTGGTAATCAGCGTAGCCAGCACCAGTCTTACTAAAAGCTAGCTTGCGCCCCTTATGAATAGACTCATAAAACTCGGCAGCCTGGTCAATTGCAAGCATTAGTTTGCGCTCAGCATTTACTCTATTAGGAGTGCTGGTTGCACCATCAAATTCAGCAAGAGCTTGGCTATACCGATTAAGTAGTGTGGCGCCCAAGTCGTAGTCTTTTTCAGTGCTCTGTTCCCAGGCACGTGAGTATGGAGGATTTTGAGTTTTATTTGGAGTTACAGTCCAAACATCATTGATTAAGTCATAAGCTGAGTAAGGATTGATGTCAACAATATTTGACTGAGGATTGACGTAATAGGTCAGCTCAAAGCCTTCCCAGTTAGATGTCATAGGCATCAAGCTATTTGAGAAGTCCTCATTGAACATGCCGGCAATCTCTTCATTAGAAAGTCCTGCATAATCAGAGTTAAACCGCCTAAATGTGACGTAGTCAATGCCAACTAAGCAGTCTAGGTCACCAGGAGTTCTTTCACTCTTCCACTGGTAAGCAACACCTGAACCAGCAAGCCAGGCACTAACCCAGCGGTGTGGGTCTTGGTATACAACAGCTAGGTGGTCAAACAAAAATCTTAGTACGCTAGTGCGTACCCATGAACGAAGGTGCATACCCTCAAAAAGCTTTGGATCAAGATCTGACTCTGGGTCACTAAAATAAGAGGTTGAGCTACTAGTAATAGAAATATCATTATACATAGTTATTACTCCTCTTCTTTTGGTTTAGTTGTACGCTTTGGCTTTACGCCTGCTTTATTAAAAGTTTCTTTTTCCGTCTCTGCGGCCTCACCTGACGTGATAAACCCACAACGAATGTGAGCGTTACCAAAGCGCCAGATGAGGGCCCAAAGATGGTCGTTATGATCGCCTTCAGAATCAATGCTAAAAGACGAGCTACAGTTACATACCATCTCTACATACATTGATTCTTCTCCTAAATTATTCGGCGGTTGGTTCTTCAGTAGGCTGAGCTACACGCTGTGTGAGCGCACCTACAGTGTATTCGGCAGCGGCCTGAGCCTGGAGATCCATAAGAATCTCTGACAGGTAGCGACGAACTTCAATGAGAGTTGCTGGACGCTCTACTGGGATAGTTAGAGAGTCAGTATTCAGTTCTAGGTAGACGCGACCATCCGGGTCAATAGCCACAACAAAAGCTGTCTTGAGGTTCAAGTCAGCAGCTTCTGCGCCGTCTACTGGGGTGGTTACATCTTCAGTTGTTGTTTCGGTGTTTTCTTCCATTTTTCCTTCTCTACTTATACATACCGGCAGCTGCTCGCTGCTTGGTCATTACTTTGGACTTAACTGGGCAGAAGTCGCATAGGTATACACGAGTTCCTGCCGAGGCTGATGGGGAAACTAGGCCAGCGTCTTTACGCTCTGCCGCTGTGTTAGGTACTAGACGCTTAGACTCTGACTTCCAGTCAGTGCAGCTATCTTCTGGACGTAGGTGCTTTGCATAGCACTTTAGGGCGTCTTCATGGAAGGTAGCGCGAGTAGTGTAATAATCTGGGTCAAGGTTAGACAAACCACCAGAAATCTGGTCACGCATCTGCTCGATGATGGCCTTACGCTGCGACTCTACAGACCAAATCTTTACGCCAATCTTAAAGAGTGTACCCTTATGCGGTACGCCAGCGCTTACGTGAGGCTCAATAATAACAGATAGAAGGTTATCGTCTTCTGGCCGACCTTCATAATCTGGCAGCTCTTCAATAGTCTTGCAGTTCCAGCAGTATAGGACTCGAATTTTTGGTCCATTGTCAACAATTTCCTTGACTGGCCCTTTATCAGCAGGCATACCGCCGTTTTGACCAATTATTGGGATACCCATGAGTGCTCCTATTAGTAGTTACTGTAACTACTGTACATGCACTTTTGGATTTTATCCGCAGGTATTCAGACTAATTTACTCAGTATCTGATTGATTTTCAGAAGTATTCTCATACCAGTTGTCTCCAACGGTATCTCTCTCATTTTCCCAGAAATCTGCGGCTTTCCAGTGTGGAGATGCAGATACATGGTCACCATAAGCTGCAAATTCCTCAGCTTTTTGTGTGTGATGGGCAATATGCTCTGTAGCAGTCATTGGGCGAGAGATCTCTCCTCCGGAAGGAGATGTGACAGTTACCCTATGAAAAGTACGACCTTTGTATCTATCACCAGTAGGTACTGGGCGTGCAATTGCTTGTGGAAAATCTTCTGCGGACATTTGGCGCTTGTTTTTCCAAGGAGTCTCAGACAAAACATCTCTAGAAATTCTCTGATCTTCAGGAAGTATAGTTTGTTCAGCTGCTAATTTTTGCTCGTCAGTCATTTCACGCACATCTAAAGATGCTTCAGCTTTTGCTCTTTCTTGTCCTGCCCTAGTTTCAGCCCTGACTCTTCTAGTAGGCTTTACTTCAGTTCCTTTAGCAGCAGCACGAGCTTCTTTTCTTTTTTCGTACTCTCTCAAACGAGCTTCTTTGTTAACTGCAGCTTTAATCTCTGCGTATGCCGCAACTTTTTCTGCTCTTTCGGCAGCTTTTTTATCTGCCTCTTCTTGTCTAGAGTTAAACCCAGGATTTGGGTCACGCTCTACTCTATCAGCATGTCTTGGAAAAGAGTATCCTGGCTCTTGATAAACTGAACTAAACTTAAAGCTTGTTGGGTCTTTTTCTTTTTCTCTGCCAAGTGGGGCGTTAAGAGGTAGCCATCGCTTTTCAGTAGTTTCTTCTTCCTCATCACTCACTGGTAAGCTCTTCTCTTCCTGAACGCTCTGGACGTCGCTCACGAGCTGACGCAAGTCCAGATCTTTGATCTCTGACTGCCTCCGCTAGTAGTTCTTGCCTACCTGCTCCACGTCTACGAATTGCAGTTTGCATATGACGATAGGGAGTTGCTGCAGCCATCTCATCTTCTGTGTAAGCTCGATCACTCTCATTGAACGCAATTTGGTTTGTTGGTAACCAGTGATACATTTTGTTACCTTGAGAGTCTACAGTATGCCTACCACCAAGAGTAGTAGCTGGAACAGCTTCAACCATAACTGGACGTCCTTGGTGCCACGCCATTGGTTGTTTTGTATGATGCACCTTAACGGCCAATGGGTAAGCTTTATTAGACTCAAGTGGTGGTGCAACAGATGTACCGGCTACCGTACCTAATGATTCTTCAGCGGAAATACCTAATTTTCCTTTTTGTGACTCTGAAACAGAACCGCTAAGTTCTCCACTGTTTAGGGCAGAGCTTCCTCTTTTTGAACCTACTAGGTTTAATGTAAAAGCCCTGTCTTGATCTTCTTGACTAAGGTCTTCATTATTTCTAGACATTGGTCTAATACTAGTTTGATCCGGATCAAGGGGAGCGTTAGCAGATGGTGGGAATGCGTCTTCAAGAGTTTGAGATCTTAAACCTTGTGCAGCTCCCTTTCCTGGCTGATGGCCTTTTTCTATATACTTTTGACCATCTGCAGTTTCTTTTTCTACATCTTGACGAACAGAAGCTTGCGCATTACCCTCAGTATTAAGAGATACCTCTACACCAGTACCTCGTTCAAACCTATTCTTACTGTAAAGAGTTACATCCGCCATGCCTTCTGGAGCATAGATAGGTCGACCTGGACCCTTTGAAGGCTCTGCTGGAAGACCGCGTGAACGTCTATTACGATTGAGACTTCCACGCCTCTCGTTCTCTTCTTTTTCAGCCTGAAGTCTATTAAAGTGCGCTACAGCATCTTTTTCCGGTAAAACTCTAGTGGATTCAATAGTACCTGTAGGAGCTTCGCTACCTGCAGCTTCTCTAGCAAGTTCAGCAGCCATTGATTCAGGTACTTCGGGGACGTCATCAGTACGTCCAGCTACGTTGAGAGCTAGTGCGGAACCTATACGAGATCTAAATGCTCCGGGGAATCTCTTAAAACCTTCCATACCTTCGGAAGGATGAGGGATATCAACTAAATGAGCTGTTTTTCTAGATATTACGCCTGCGGCAGGGCTAGCTTCTGCAGCTATGTTTCTTTGTAGAACTAAAAGATTACCATGCTTTGCACAAACAGGTGTAATACCAGAGCGGTCGTCTATCTCACCCTCAGCATCGTAACTAGGCTTTGTTACATAATGTACGTGAGTAGCTTCAGACGCACAACGATACTTTTTGCCGTTATGAGTCTCAACCATCTGGCATTTAAATGGCGAAGGTGCTTGAGCATCCACGTGTTATCCCTGTTCTGAATGTAATTTATCTAACGCCTCGTCTAACAATGCGTATAGTTCTTCTTCTGTTCTTCTAGAATGTAACTCTTTTAGAGTACGCTCTTTATGAGTTAGGCCCTCATCTTCCTCATCATAGAACATTAATTAATGATCCTGAGCAGAGGTGCTGTAATTAGTTAGGTAAGATACTGGAGCAGCATAAGCAGGTGTTGGACCAGACTTAGTATCTGCAGAACCTGGAGATACCTGGTTTGAAGCCTCAGTGTCAATGAAGCCATAGTTAAAGAATGGATGCAAACCTGCGCGGTTTGACTTAACCAACTCTTCACCAAGACCTGGAGCTACATCAGTATTAGGGCGTGCCTTACGGTACTTACCATCAGTAGCGCCTTCATTCATCGCCTGAGTAGGGGACTTGTATTGATAAACGGCCATTATGATCTTCCTGTCATTTGAGTGTGTAATTTATGAGCTGACTCTACGTCTAAGCCGTGAGTAGCCATAAGTTTGTGAATATTCTTTGCAGAGGTTGCGTCTACACCGCGTGTATCCATAATATTGTGCATAGATTCAGCTGTCTTAGTATCTACCCCATGTGCAACCATAGTATCCATAAGCCTAGTTTTTGCGGCTAGACTTGCAGCACTAACTCCAGCAGGACTTGCTGCTCCCATAACACGACCTACGTTAACACCCTCAGAGTCAGTATCAGCAGCGATATTCTTTCGGGTTCTACTCTTCTGCAGACCTTGCCAGCGAAGATTAGACTTAGTCTTTTCGTCTTGTGCTTCGTACCATGCATGCTGTTCTTGCTGAGTCAATGGATTACCATCAGCGCCTCTAGGGGCAGTTGGACTATGAGTGTAACTTACGTCATGTACATCTTGATCTGGGTAGAAACTTCCACCAACATTAATGCCTGAAATACCAGCAATAGCTGAGGGTTGTACGGCGTCAATATGATGTGATCCAAGATGACGTACACCACCGTCTGGAGTTTTTACAATAACATTTGCTCTAAAGAATGTGGAGCTTGATGGGTGAGACAACATTTTAGACATGTAGTTTACGTGTCCTGAAGCCGAAGAACTAATTCCACCAAAACGTTCGGTAGGAGAGCTTGTTTTAGTAACAGGATCTACTCGTCGGCTTACAACAGACTCAACATGGCCACGAGCTGCTGAAGGATCGCTAGCATGGCCAATAATACTCTCTCTAAGAGTGTCTACCGGTGCGCCAAGAGTTGCTGGCAAAGCAGCTGCTGCAGCCTCATCACTAACTTTAGCCTTAGGTAGTACTGCACCAAGAGCTGCTTGAGCATCAGGAGTTGCAGCTGTCTTCTTATCATAATTCTTTTTACGAGTACCTGTAAAGAATTTATGAGCATACTTAGCTTGTTCTTCAGGAGTATCGTAAAAATGAGTATGCGCCGAAGCACCTTCGTATGTTTTTGGGCCCTCTGTTAAAGGATCTCCGCATAACTCGCATCTTCCGAGTGGGGCAAATTGATCTTGATCTTGAATCATGCCATTGCTCCTCTTAGTTTCTTAGTAAAGGCTTCATTTTTGCAGGTTGGACAAGTACTATTATCTACTACAAATAGTCTTTCTACAGGGTTAATCAATTCCCCACATTTTTTACACTCTGCCGAGTAGTTGTACTGGGTATCGGTCATGACTGCTCATTCATACGTACAGTATTTCCATTAGCATCTGTAGTTGATCTAAAAATGCCTGGAGATCGATGGGTACGCATTTGAGGGCGTTCTTGGTACTCTCTATGACGAGGGTTCTTTTGATTAGTTGTTCTGGCGTCCCAATGAAGCACTAGGCGATCTTTATGATCTGCTGTGTCCGGGGTGCACTGACCAGTAGGGCAAGAATCACTTTGGAAGTGGGCATTTCCACCCTTCCACCAAGCCATGTGCTTATAGTCTTCAAGAGTAGACTTTGGTCCAAGCGTACCTCTGGAAGCGTAGTCTTCACTAACATCAAATTTAGGTGTTGCTGGTCGAGAAGTATTTCTACCGTGCGTATCGCACTCACCATTAGTGGTTAAAACACCGCAATTTTGGCAAGTTCCTGCAGCTTCTCTACGGCGTACTTCTCTTTCGGCCATAATAGTCAATCCTTGACGAGTTTTACCACTTGAAGGATTAGCAAAAGCTTTAGGAAAAGATTCTGGGCAAGCAAGTCTAGAAACTCCACTAGGATTATTGGTAGTTTCTTGAGCTTTAGTATCACAAAAGCTACAATTACCGGCTTTATTAATATTATATACTGACCGGTCAGCGCGTTCGTCCGCCATAGTTTAATCCTTACCTACCAGGCAGCGTTGCCTGAAGAGTTTCTGCTAGTTCCTTCAAATCCTGCAGCGCCAGTTAGCTCAGTACGTGGCTCTGCATAGATTGCGTCTACATCCATAATGTCAGAAATTTGCAGTTGGCGTGTTCTATACCCATATCTAGAACGAAATAATTGCACTTGTGGCAGGGGTGGACGGACAATATCAGCTAGATATTCCCCCGGAACAGTGTTAGCTGCCAGTGCTTGAGAGGTTAGCTGCTGCTCTTTATCGTTAAAAGGCCCCATGTAATCGTATCGAGGACCCTGCTTGTCGTCTCTCCAAGGCTTTGTATGATCATAGACACCGTCTTGTGACTCCATAATTACCTTCTTTCTCTAGCTGTCATTATTGTAGGCACTTTATGATGTATTACTATTGGGTAACGGTTAGGATTTGAGTCATTTTTTAAGTAATGGGTTGTTTTTGTTACATGTATTTCTGAGCCTGGCCTTAAAGGGGATTCTGACGTTGTATAAGGAGCAGTATCAGGAAGTTTTTCTTCATACGGATCAGCAGAAAGATGGCTCAAAGCATGGATAATACCGTGCCCATTATACCTACCTTTAACCTCTCCCCTAGATAATATATTTTTTTTATCAGTGTACCCAGAATAAACACGCATATCTGAGCGCTCTTCTTCCTGAAGATCTTGCGGATCATTTGTAGTCCAGTGAAGACCTGTAGTTTTTTCACCTAAGTCGTTTATACGATCTATTGCGCATGAGGGGCATGTGCCACCCCATGCAAAGTGTCCACGTGAATTTTTAAGTTTACCTACACCTCTAAATACTTGAGCGTAAATTTCAGGATTAAACTGGGGATCTGCAGGCTCCATAATTACCTACCAGTTTGGTCTAAGGTGAGCTAGATTAGCTGCACGTGCGTAGTTGACATCGGCTGGATCAGTAGCCTTAATATTTGCTTTACCATCATTAACAAGAGACGGAGGTGGAGCCAGCTGTAACTTCTGAGCATATCGAGGAACCATCAAGTTAATAGACCCTTCGTTGTCTACCTGCTTTACTCTTACTCTCAGTCTTTGATCTGGCTCTAAGCCTTCTGGCCAGTAGTATTGGCCCGGATCAATGCGCTCACCCTTGTGGACACCGCGTTGGTAGGCTCGCTGGTTACTTCTTTGCTTCAAAGAATCTAGTACCGTGTCGGTACCATTGCCCTTATCATCACGACGTGAGCGGATTGTGCCTAAGTAACCATCTGGATATTCTGCCGCAGGAGTCTTGCCTACACCCATTCGGGCAAAGTCCATCTCACTACGACCAGTTACGGGCGTGCCGCCGCCGCCGGTGGTGGTGTATGAACCGATAAAGCCATTACCGCCCAGGTATTGCCAATTTTGATGAGATGAAGGCATACTCTCATTTTCCTTTAATTATTAGTATTTGTCAGGGTTAGTACTTTACATTTCCCGCATTAAAGTGATCTTTTAAAGTAGTTGCTGCATCTTTACCTACAATACTTTCTGTAGTATCTAAATACGTTTTAGCAAACCCCGGACCATGTCCTTCTTCAGGGGAGACAATGTGGGAAGCTTCATGAATTACCTGCCCAACTTCTATTCTTCTGCTTGGAAAAAACTTTCCCTTAGGATTAAAAAATACATCTCCTGGTTTTCCATACCATTCATCTGGCTTAGTTTGAGCCATACCGCCCCCGACAATTCCAAACTTACCTAGACGACGGTCTATCTTTACTTCAGCTTCCGGATTCCCCGTAACTTTTCTAAGAATCTTTTGTGCCTTGCGTCTTCCAACCCGCTTACCGAGAGTTTTATCAGATTTTATTGCAGACCATTCATGCTGATAAAGAGCATCAGTTTGGTCAATTTGTGGAGTTTCTGGCTGCATTCATACAGCATAACAAAAGAACGGGCCCGCAACTCAGTTAAGAGTCCGGGCCCATCAATTATTTATACTCTATCAGACTTTAGAGATAAATTCTTGACCTTTATAAAGAGTCTTGCCTTCATCAATATGGACTAAGTCCACATGGAATGATCCTTCATCCTTGTAGCGGATGACTGCAATACCTTGCTGCCAGTTCTCCCAGTAGGTTACTGGCTTGCCGTTAGAATCCGTAGAACCTTTGACGCTAGGTACGTGACCATCGATACGGCATAGGCAACCGGGACTGATAGCCATAGCTTTAACTTTACCCTCACGGTCAAAGGTGGTCTTTGACTGGATCTCTTGGCGATGGATATGGCCAAATACTGTAGAGATATGAGGCATTTCATTTGTGTACTTCATGGCAGTGTTACCACCTGAGTTTACCTTGTCACCATGGATAGCACGTAGCTTGTCGTTAATCCACCACATACCTGCTGGGTAAGCATCAATGTAGTCTACGTCAAAGTCTTCTAAGCGTAGGAGATAAGGCATTGACATTACCGGCCAAGATGTTGGGGTATTAGCACGACGTAGACCAAAGGCTGAGAGTGCATTAGCCTGTACAAACTTCTGCATACGGCGGTCGTGATTACCCTCAAGGATAATGATCTTTGCATCGGGAGCAGCAGCACGCTGTTCAGCAGCAAACAGGCTGCCACGATCAATTGCATGCTGGGTAGTAAAAGCAAAAGCAGCTTCCTGCTCATACTTTCCCTGTGCTGGAAGATCAATGTAATCCCCCAGGTTTACTACTTGGTGTACACCGCTCTCATGCTGCTCAGCATTAAGAATCTGTAGAGCCACGTTCATAGCAGCCTCATCGTGAAAAGGATCTAGCTCCTCGCCCTCAAACTGGCGGTAACCAATCTGTGGGTCAGGCAAGATAACCGCAGTCTTCCAACCACCAATTAGGGCAGGAGTTTTCTTGGGCTTGGGCTGCTGCTTGATTACTATAGGCTTTGCTGGCTGTACTACTGGCCACTCTGGGCCATCAAAAGCCATTTGCTTACGTAGCTTAGAGAGTTCAGTTCCTAGAGTAGGCATGCGCAAGCCTCCGTACGATGACGGCGAAGGGCTTCAACGCTATAGGTTGCACCAACTGTGCGGAAGATTTGTAGCAAGGCTCGATTAGGTATAGATGCATCATTAAGAGCTTCTTCTAAAAGCACCTGATCTTCTTCTGATAAGTGATCAGACCATTCGCCTACTACACACTTACGTACTTGGGTGCTTATCTTGATCTTATAATCTTGCAAGGCCTCAGCCAACATATTTTACTCCAATTGTTATCCCGATTAAAGAGTGGCCCCGAAGGGCCACCCAATTATTAAATTATTTACTTAATTGTACGATGAACCCATGCCATCGTCAAAGACCGAACGACTACGGTTAGTAGAAGGAGGAACGATACGACCGCTTGCCTGCGTAGCACCAGCTTCTGGGGCTGTAGGGATTACAGTATTAACTGTAACTGCATAGCGAGCGCCATTACGTTCTGCTCCGCCACCAACATTAGGTGAAAGGATATTTGGACGGTTAGCCTTATTGGTGATCGTAGGATCTCCAGCTGCCGTATTACCACGGGGCATAAGAGTAGCCCGGCCAGTTTCGGTAGCTGATGGGTACTGAGCAGAGCTAGCTGCTTCCGTTCCCATTGGTACGCGAGGCGCACCAGTTTTGGCCATACCGGCCAAGGCTTCGTCTACATTCTCGGAAGAATTAGCCACTTTTTACCTCATTCTAGAATAGAGAGCTGTACTGCTATATAAACGGTAAGTCTTATAGCTTTAAATATCAGCCTTAACTTGCAGTAATTGTGAATACAATTGCTGAAATAGTACCTTCTCTGGACTCAACAGAAGTGAATCCCGGCTTGCAAACAAGGTCAAGCCCTCGTGGGGCTACGTAACCTCTGGCGATTGCAATGGCCTTAACAGCCTGGTTTACAGCTGAAGCGCCTACCGCACGAACACGTACTGTTGGGGTTTCGTACAATGCATGGGCAATAGCTGAGCCGACTGACTGAGCATTAGAGCCTGCACTCACCCTTAGGGTGTTTTCTTCTTGCTTATCTGATGTTTCGCTCACGATTAGTGTTCCTTATGGTTTCGATTATTGGAGCGCCCTCAGTAAAACCCTATCACTATTTAGTTAGTAACTTGTCGTAAACTTCTTTTTCATACTCAAAGTCGTGAGCATTACGGGCAATCCGTGCTAACCCATAGGAGTCTGCGGCATTGTCATTATTGAACTCTACCCCCCATTTCTTATATACATTGAGAAGGATCTGGTTCTTATCTACCCGACCCTTGCCGGTTATGTACTTCTTTAGGCTGGTAGGTGGAACAACTAGAGGAAATGCTGAGGCTTCATTGGCAAATCTATAGTTATCATACAGAGCTAGACGTATCATTCCACCCAGTTCTCCTGCCATATTCGCCATTTGGCTTCCAAACGCATAGCCCTCAATAGCAATGGCCTCAACAATGTACCTACTAACAAACCCAAGTAGAAATGCACGAGCCTTATGAAGACGCTCTACTCCAGTCCCATCAATTTTCATTACCTCTGTGTAGTAGTTACCCTGGTTATCAATAGCGGTAATGGCAAAGCCAGAATAGGACTGGTCAATGCCTATGGATACTCCGCCCTTGAGGTCAGGAGATCCAAATACTTTAAGACTCATTCCTGCTCACCGTCTAACTGTTTATTTAATGACGCTATTATATTGTCCTCAAGCTCTTCAATTCCACGCTCAAAATAACTATTAATATCTTCAGGAACAACACCAGCGTTGTAGCACTCCCAAAAATACCTTGCTAAAGCTAGAAGACCGTTACCTGCACAATAGCAATTATCTTGCTTTAGACTTACACATCGATTGTCTGAGTAGTGACTTGAATATGTAGCTACTTCTATAAACTTATCTACTAATCCTAAAGATAAATATTTAGTATCTGCGCTGTAGTGTTTACTGGGGTACTGCTTGGATATCCGTACTGGATTACTCAAAGTATTCATGCTACTACCAACATCATTTTATCTATTAGGTGCTTTAGGTTTGCTAAGTCACCGTCATTCTTAATGATGAAGTCAAAGCTGTAGTCATCTAGGTCTACTTCAGACTTGTGCTTGTTAACTGGACCTGTGCCTGGACGCTTTACACGCCATACCTGACCACCTAGGTCACGAATAGCATCTGCTTCATTCTTGTAGCGTACATCAGTAATGATGTAGTTCTTAATGGGGTCTAGTCCACCTAGAGTCTTATTGACCCAAATGTTTTCCCCAAAGATCTCACGACCAGCTTCTGTACCCATACGCTGTAGAAGCATACGTAGTTCTGGGCTAGTACGCTTTGCTTGTTCCCAACCCATTAACATTACAAGATCTTTAACCCTTACGCCTATGCCAAGCAAAGGATTCAAAGCTACAAGTGCTTCACGCAATGTATCTGCAAAAGCTGCACGCTCAAAACCGTACTCCAAAGCAACCTTAGCAATCTCGTCCTTACCGGACTGAGCGTACCCTGATACTCCAATAATCATTACTTATCCTTATTGCTATGCGGTGAATGGACTGCGTTAGAGTTTGTACTATAAGTTGAGGATTCTTTAAATGAAGGTGGATACTTACGAGATTTAAAGTCAGCCAACTTTTTATCATGCTGTGCTTGAGCCCCTTCAGAAGTTAACTCTTTAAGTGCTTTATCCAAACGAGCAATTAACTTTTTATTTTCCCGTATCTCTTTTTCTAATATTTCTTTATCAGAGTTAGAAATTAAATACTCACCAATAATAGTGCGTACTAAAGCTTGACCTAGCTCCGTAAAGTCTATCTTGCTAAAAAAATCTTGGCAGCAATCTTCTTCACAAGTAATCATGGCATCCTGGAGGATGTTATGTAGTAGCTCTCCTGCAGGAGCAATATCATCTTGTGTGAATTCTTTACGTAAAGACTTTAAGCTTGTATAACCTGCAGCACTTACGTAGCCAGTAGCAGTTTGTTCCGTAATGTTGTCATACACCGGCATAGTTACTGTTGTAGTACCACTACCCAGAGTAATTGTTCCGGGGTTGTATGGATTTATATTTTGTGTAGCCATTACGCTGTGTACCTCCGTGCACGGTTCTTTACACCACTATCTGATGTACGACGAGTCAGCTCACGAGAAACTAATGCGGCATCACGCTCTAGGTTCTGAAGCAATGTCTCAATCAACTTACGGTAAGCATGCTTCTCATCTAGTTCTTGCTTTGCTTCAGCAACTTTAGGATCTAACGCAATTTGCGCCTTAGCAATAGTGACACGGTCACCGGTGCCACCCTTCCAGTTATTGATCAATGCTGTGGCTTCTAGCACAGAGACTAAGCGATCTGTCTCACGCTCATCAATAGCTGCTACAGCTAGCTGTGGAGCTACATAGTCATTCCAAGTAGTAAGAGTGACAAAAAGATCCATAAGATCATCATCATCAAGTTCTGTAATATCCCTAGGTAGTTCTGGAATATCATACGATGGCTTAGATGGGATCTTAAAACCCTTAGTGCTAAGAGAATTTAGTGCTCGTAAACTGTTACTCATTTGTATCTCCATTTAGTAAACGGATAGTGCTGCATGGCCAAGCTTGTCCACACTCAGTGCAAGCAACCTTACCATAGATATGTGTCATCTTCTTATGCAGCCTTAATAGGCCTCCATACAAATCTATTATGCTTTGCCTTGATATAAGCGCATCAAGCCAAGCATACTCCTCGCTGTTATCTACCTCAGACCACTTCATTACGGTCACCGTCTTCATACAAGTCATCATCAATTAACTGGATGGTCTTGCATGGGTAAGGTATCTGGCATACAGCACAAGTAAGGCCTACGTGGGCACTACGTTGAATGGCATGATGTAGTTCACGAATATGCTTTACTGCTTGTCGATATGGATGTTTCTTAATCATTTGTTTCCTCCCTAAAAGTTTCACAACGCTTGCAGCCCTTGACTGGATCTATATTACATGCGGGTGGGCGCTTGTTGTCAACTGCCCACTTCACATCCAGTGCGTTCTCAAAGATTTCGGCTACATACTCTGGGTCATACTGGACCTCAAACTCTTTGTAGTCTTGATTGGCTTTGAGTTCGTATAGGAATACTATCGACTCTGGTGCGGACTCTGCAAGTCCTTCTTCTACCATTAAATGGCACAGGTGCAAGTAAACCTGTCCCTGAAGCATATGTGACCTGAAAGGCTGCTTGACTGCCCTCCATGCAGTTTCCAGGTCACCATTGGCAGCGGATAGTAGCGCAGGCGCTTCAAACCTAAACGTGCCAGTCCCCATTGATTTAATCTCAATAAGGAAGTCTTCTCCCAAGTCTTTAACCCAACCATCAGAATGGCCACGGATCATATGCTTGTTAGAGACTAGTGGTACTTCTTTGTAAAGTA